CCCCGCCTGCTGAAGGAGAAGGTCAAGGCACTGCTCATCAAGAGCGGTTTTGAGGAAATCGTACAGTAAGGAGGACGCTATGGCTGAAATCATGGATGTATCCCGATATCAGGGCACGATCAACTGGGAGAAGGTCAAGGCAAGCGGGAAGGTGGACGGTGTAATGATTCGCGCCATGGGCAACAGCGCAACGGGCAGGCCCAGCGCTCCCTACACTGACCCACAGTTTGCCCGCAACTACGCCGAATGCAAGCGGCTGGGCATCCACTGCGGCGTGTATGGCTACTTTAAAGCGGTCAACCGGGAGCAGGCTGACAAGGAGCTGGCTTACTTCAAGGAGCTGCTCGCCGGCCGGAGCTTTGAGCTGCCGGTAGCCGTGGACATTGAGGACGAAGTGCAGAAGCCGCTGGGCAAGGCCGCACTGACCGACCTGACGGCCTACATGCTGAGCACGGTGGAAAGCTGGGGCGTGTACGCTCTGCTCTACACCGGCCTGTGGTTCGGCAGCACCTTCCTGTACATGGGCGGCGCAGCCCTGAAGCCATACGACGTGTGGCTGGCTGCCTACCGGACGAAGAAGCCCGCTCCCGGCTGGCCCTTTGGCATGTGGCAGTATACCAGCAAGGCCCGTGTACCCGGTGTGACCACCAACGTGGACATGTCCCACGCATACAAGGACTATGCGGGTATCATCAGCAAGAAGGGCCTGACCCGTCTCCGGGAGGGTAAATGACCGAAAAAGAAGCTTTACTGTGGGTGCTGGGCATCCTTGGCAGCCTGTGTGCTGCGGCCATCACGATCGACAAGGTGCTGGACATCATCCACAAGTACATCAAAAAGGCACAGGCCCCCGACGATGCGCAGAACAAGCGAATGGATACGCTCGAAAAAAGACTTGGCGTGCTGGAACAGGGACAGCTTCAGCACGCACAGGCCCTTGCAAGAGACCTGCGCCGCTTTGACGGCCTCGATGAAGAGATGCGTCTCGTCCTTGTTGGCGTGCAAAATCTTTTGGATTCGCAGCTGTCCGGCAACAACCGCGAAGGTATGCAAAAAAGCAAATCCGATATCAACAACTACCTGCTGAAAGGAGTAACAAATCATGGAAGCAATGTTTAATTTTATCCCCGCACCCATCGCACTGGTACTGATGTTCATTGGCTTTGCCGCGCTGGCTGTTGGCGCTATCCGGCTGGGTTACAAGCAGTACGTCAAGGACTGGGCGCTGGAGCTCGTGACCATCGCTGAGGACAGCATCATGGGCAGCGGTCAGGGCGCAAAGAAAAAGGCACAGGTCTTTGCCGCACTGCGCGGCGCACTGCCGGACTGGCTGAAGCCTTTTATCACCGATGAAGTGCTGGACAGCGTGATCGAAAAAGCCGTCAGCATGATGAAAAAGGCACTTGCAGAAAAGAAGCCTACCATCAACAAGGGGTAATTTATGAGCTACATGAAAGCGGCACTAAGCAAGGAGCGATGATATGAACGCAGTAAATGTCGAAGATTTGCTCGATTTGATTGAATCCATGAAACACGTATCTGCGGATGAAATTATCGCTGCATCAAAAGAGAACAACGAGCTGGAGCGCATCGCACACATCGCAACGGAAGCAACTTATAATGCCGTTATTAAAAAGTTGGAAAGCCTCCGCGTGTACGCAGTAATCGTTTTGGATAACAAGGAGTAACACCATGACCAGCACTACATACGAGCATTTTGTTGACACCAACAAAATGTACGCCGCACAAGAGCAATTTCGTGACATCACGAAAATGGTCTTCGCACGTTTTCGTGGCCTCACGAAAACATACCATTTTGCCGACGCTGTCAAAATGGTGACGTTTTGTCACCGGTTCGCCGTCATTGGCAGTATGGTGCGCAACGCCGGACAGCTGCCGCAGCCTTTCTGGCTCGGTGCTACCTGTGGCGGCGGCTCGTGTAGTCTTTCCGCCAGCGTTGCAAGGGCTTAATGCAGAACAGATAAAAGCTGTGATAAAACGTGCGCCGCTTGGGAGGTATGACCGGAAAATCGCCCGGTTGCGGTACGTTGACCAGCTATGCCAAGTTGATATTGCAGCGCGTGTTCCGTATTGTCGGACATCAATCGGCAATAGGCTGAAAATTATTGATAAAATGCTGGATGTGTGATATCATAATCTTAATTGGGTGCGATTTTTTACGAAATCGCATTGAAGCGGCAGGCTTTCGGGTCTGCCGCTTTTCTTTTTGCACGAATTGTGGTATAATTATCTCAACAAATCCACCCGGCCTCTCGAAGAAGCGCATTAGGGTGGATATCTGAACCCGCTAAGCCTCTCAACGATGCGTATCATGGCGGGTCTTTTTATTTTGTTCGTACTGTGGTATAATATTTACAGACAATTCGCCTAATGAATTGCTGGTGTGGTCTGGCCTAAAGATTTCTGTCAGCACAAGCGCACAACTTACGAAATTTAGTCTCCTGCCCGCCTACTTGCAGTGCGTACCATGCGGGAGACGATTTTATACGAATTATGGCAAATAAAATATATCACTTTTTGTCCCGTGTTTTGTTCGCTCTGATTATTTTTGGGGCGACATCAAGCGTTCTAAAAGCCGTCCTTCCGTTTTGGCATAGTGCATTTATAGGCGTGGTTTTATCGGCATATGCGTCTTTGCATTATACGCCATACGATTTATGATTTGAAAGGCTATGGCCTTTGTAGAGAGTGGCATTGCCTGTGGGCGGTTCCGCTCTTGATTTTAGACTTCGCCGTTTCGGCGGCACAAAACCCCCGGTGTTCCGTTTGGAGCATCGGGGGTTTCTTTATGCAAGCGCTTCCCTGACTGTCTTGCAGTGGAGAGAAGCGTGCTTGAAGAAGCTTCTTGCTTCTTCATAGGTGACAAAGCGGACGGTGGCTTCTGCACCGAGTTCACCCTTTTCCCGCAGGGTCACAGAGTATACCCTGCCTTCGGGGAAATCGCTGTTGACCATCGGCTTCCTGTTCGGCATAAATGGAGACGGGATGGAGGTGAGCTCTCCGCTCAAGGTGGTGCAGAACTCGTCATAGTGGCTCATCCCATCTTCCGTGATGAGATAGGGTTTTTTAATTTTATCCATAATGTAAGCCTTCCTTTCGGTTATATATAGCCCACGGATTTCATCCGGTTAAGGTTATAGCAGATTATAATGCTCTGCCAACAGGAATCTGACGTATGTGGGGCACGCACGCTTTTCGCCGCACCAGTCCTGCACGGTGCGCCGCGGGACGCCCGCCTGCTTTGCAAAAGCGGTCTGCGACAGACCAGTGCGGGCTACCAGCTCACGCATTGGAAGATGAGCTAAATCCCAGATGGTGGACAGCCTTGCCTTCTCGGCATCCAAGTCGATGCAGCCGGAAGCGTCATCCGGGACGCTAAGAGTGATGCTGTTGAGGAACGCTGCCCTGGACGCTTCCGGGTCAGTAGCCATAACAAAGAGTTCAGCAGTAGTATACATAGTCTTCTCCTTCTTAAATCTCCCCGGTCGATGTACGCACATCGGCTGGGGACTTTTTCTTTACTCCATATCTTACAGAGCTTCAAGATACTTCGGGTAAAGGTCTTCCACTACGGCCTGTCTCTCAACGTCGTCCAGATTGCCGTTCATGAGAGCCTCGCCCTCTTCATCGGTGAGTTCGATGCTGGTAGTGACCATCAGGTCGCGAGCGTCCAGATGAGAGGTCTTGACGTCACCATCATCGGTGAGGTGCGCGTAGATCATCCAAACGCCGTTGTCGTACTCGATTTCTGTGCCGGTGGCCATAACCTTGGTTGCAAACTCGTCAGCAGTGAGCTTTTTCATAATTGTTACCTCCATGTCTCCATGTGTTTGTGTGGTGCCTTTCATTGTCTTTATTATACACGCATTGCGTATAATTGTCAAGACTTTTTTGAAAATTTTATACGCGTTGCGTGCAAATACTTGAGCGCTCATACAGCCCTGTGCTGTGTGGGCGCTTTTCTTTTTTGTCCTTCGTTGTCGCTTCGTTGTCCTTCGCTTTTTGCTGATGCGGTACACTGGATGCACAAGGAGGGATGTTTTTATGAGCTATTATCCGACACCCGGCGCGCCCTACGTTCCACAGCAGCCTGTCAATCCTTACGGCGGCATGGGTACGGTCGGGCTTGCCACTCCCCTACCCAACACGCAGATGCAACAGGCACAACCGCAGCGTCCGCAGCCGATGAATGGGCAACAGCCTGTTCAGCAGTCGGCACAAGATGGCGGTTGGTTGCTTGGTAGACCTGTTTCCAGCAGGGAGGAGTTTTTGGCAATACCGTCTGACCTGTACGGCAGACCGACCTACTGCCCGGACTTGCGCAGCGGTGTGATTTATTGCAAGCGGCTCAACCCGGACACCTGTGAATCCTATGTACAGGAGTTCTACAGCCCGGAAGCATGGCGGCAGATGCAAGCACAACAGGCACAGCAGACCGCTGCACCGACACAGCAGTACGTGCCTATTGAGCAGTACAACGCCCTTGTGCATCGGCTGGACGAACTGGAAAAGTGGCAGAAGAGCTTTTCTAAGCCCACTGCCACAGCGAAGAAAGGAGAATAAGCGATGTCCTCTCCGTTTGATATGATTACTCACAGCCCTATCATGCAGCTTGCAAATCTGGCTCGTGCCGGACAAAACCCGATGGGGCTTATCCAGCAGTTGGGCGGGCAGAGCGCCCCCATCATGCAGGGCTTGAACCTGATTCAGGGCAAAAACGAAGCGCAACTCAGGACGATGGCGCAGAACCTCGCCAAAGAGCGTGGCATCGACCTGAACCAGCTGGCAAGCGTCCTGAATTTGACGCTTCCGAAGTGAGGAGACTTTGCAATGGATGATTTTGAAAACAGCCATTCCGAAAAAGATTTTGACATCAACAATCTGTGTGGCGATGACAAAATATGGGTTCCTTTAATGCTTGGCTTCATTTTCGGTGCTGCCAGCAAAAAGTGGGATGACCCAAAAGATAAAAAAGACAACCCTCCAAGCTGACTTAACGATCCTAAAATAAGCATTCCTCTAAGCGAAACGCTTCTCAGTTTTGCGGACTTGACAAAAACCGCTTTTGTTTGGCTTCGCCCATCGCATACGGCGGTGGGATAGCATAACGCAAAACGAAAGGAGTTTTGTTATGGACGATTTTGCAACTGGCTATCTGGCTGGGCAGGACGGCGGCAATAACAACGGCGGATTCTTCGGCAACGAGGGACAAAAAAAAGAAAAGCGCCCACACGGAAAAATCCGCATGAGCGCTTAACTGTTAAGGGCCTCACATTGGAAGCAAAAATAAAATATCACGTTTTGACTTGCAAGACAAGAGTTTCGACAGAACTAGTGAGAATAAAACAAAATCCACCAGCCTAAAAGCTGATGGATTATAAGTGAGCGAGTAATCGCCCTGCCACCGAAGCAGCAAAATTGCGTCTCCCGCATGGTACGCACTGCAAGTAGGCGGGCGGGAGACTGGTCGGCGCCTATCTAGCAACCGCTTTTTTCATTCCCAGATAAAGCACTGGGCTAGCTGGCAAATATCCACCCTAATGCGCTTCTTCGAGAGGCCGGGTGGATTTGTTAAGTATATTATACCACAATTCGTGCAAAAAGAAAAGCGGCAAGCTCTGGAATAGCCTGCCGCTTTGTTGCGTTTGTAGAATCAGCCTTAAACATGCGTCCTACATACACTCAGCTCGTAAAAATATTATATCACACATTTAACATTTTTTCAATGCCTTTCAGCCGGTAGCCTACCGCCGTCCGGCTGTAATGTGTCTGTGCTGCAATGTCCGGCAGCGGGAGCCGCTCAACGTACCGCAGTAAGGCTATCTTACGGTCTACCCTCCCAAGCGGTGCGTTTTTGATGGCGGCGGTCATCCGCTGTCTGTCAAGTCCTCGCAGCGCAGCGGGCAGCACTACACGAGCCGCCGCCACAGGCAGCACCGAGCCAGAAAGGCTGCGGCAACTGTCCGGCGTTGCGCACCATATTGCCAAGCACAGCAAACTGGTGACGAGTTCGACTTTTGAGGCTGAAAAAGTTAAACTCATTTACAAAAACAGCCTGTTTCAGCCATTGTTGTGCGTATGTAGTGCTTGCCATAATAACCTCCTTACTCCTTTTCCAGCGCCGCTTTCATGCGGTCAAAGAAAAACTGGATGACCGCGCCGATGGTCTCATCGGTGATGGCCCAGCTGATGAGCCTGCCGTATTTGCTGGTACTCAGGGCGGCCCGCAGCATCTTGACGACCCAGGCCTTTCGCTCTGCGCCACGCTTTGTGCCCTGAATTTCCTGCTCGGCCCGGGCTATTAAGTCGAGGACGAGAGGCCTTACGGCGGCACCGTAGCCCAATCTGACGCAGCCCAAGACGTAGAAGATGACGCCGCCCAGCATCAGCACTGCCGCCACCGGGGTGGGCAGGATGCTCAGAAGTTTACTCACTGCTGTCTCCATGTTTGGTCGCTCCTTTCATGAGGTACTTAAGAATGTTCTGATGGCACGCTTCCATGCCATCGTGGTTGTTTCCCGAGAGCTGTGCTTCTAACAGGTTCTGCACGCCGTCCAGGATCAGCAGGACAAGGTCATCGAGATTATTGAATCGCCGCATATCCCTGCCCAGTGCATCCTGCACGCTCATCATCCTGGCCTTCAGCAGCTCCACGTCATCCTTCAGATTTTTTATCTCCTCGTTCTGGGCCTTGTCTGGAGCCTCGGCCAGACCCTTGTACTTTTTCCTGAGATCAACAATCTTGTCCAGCGATGC